AGCGCGAGTCATTCCCGCCCCCTTTTCAGTAGGGCGGAAATTCTTTTTATTTTTACGAGGCTGTTTATCAGCCATATACAAACAGTACAGATGTTACGCTTGTTAACGTAGCATGTAAAGCACTTGGAAAGTCTAAACCATCATCTGTAAAATCAATATTTATAGTAGCTGTAGCGGATCCTGGCGTTGCAATAGTTGCTAGTGTTGAACCACCAGAACCGTTTTTCAACACTATAGATCCTGCAGAACCAGCACAAACTGCATAAATACTATACAGTCTTGCTGCACTTCCTACAGCATTACCAGTGCTTGTTAGTGTCGCTGTTTCTACACCAGCTGTGGTTTTTACTAATGCCATTTAAACCTCTTATGATAAGTTGTTATTCTGCATGTAAAGAACAGTAACTGTAGCAGCACCTGTTGCACCATTACCCGTACCTGCTGTGAAAACAGCATTTACAGTCTGATCAGATGAACCGATATCTGTACCATCAGTTAGCAGGAATAATTCCTATTGCTGTAGTAGCAGTTGCACCAATAATATCGATTACTGCTGATTGAGCCATTAATACAAACCCTGTATTAACACTTGCTCCTTCTTTTATAGTACCAGCTTTGACTGGTCCTGAAAATGTAGTTGTTCCCATGTCAACCTCCTTATAGTTGTCGTTTAAGTCTTGGGTAAATATACTTTAAAACAAAAAAGGCGGTCTTGCAACCGCCTTCTTTTATCTGGGAGGATCCAGTAATTTTTATGAACCTTGAGATCCGTATACACATCTAGGATCTGAGAAACCAAAGCTGTATCTCTCTCTTGCTTTGTATCTCATGTTTCCTGTATCGAAATCACCTTCCATGCCTGTAGCAAGGGCAGCTCTTACGAAGTGTTTGAATCCATTAGGAGCATCAGTTTTTACGAAGTATGCATCTGTATCAGACAGATAATGGTTAATTGTATAACCATCTGGTAACATACCCATGTTTCTGAGTGCATTAATATCATTATCAGCAGTACCAACTCTTAGAGAAGAATTTAAAATTCTATCCGCTACAAATTGAATGTTTACTGGGATGATTAGTTTTCTTCCCTGCATTGCAACTTTTAGCCCTCTTTCATCGATAAAGCCTGCAATATCAATCATTGCTTGCTCTAATGAGGTTTCGTTCAAGTCAGCATCAGTAGCATTTCTGTTTGAGAAAGTACCACCTAAAGCAGTTGGGTGAGCAGTGTTTACTAATGAAACACCATCGCCACCAGCAGTTGCGAATGCATTATTTAAAATGTTCGCTGCTTTTACTTGCTTTGTGTATGCCATTGAACGTGCCAAAGATTTTGTGTAACGAGCCGATAAAGTATCGTACAAGTTGTCTTCGACTGCTTCCTCAGTCAAACTGAATGCTAATGCAACAGTTTCATGAGAATATCTAGCAGTAAAAGATTCTTGAGCTGTATCAAATTGTACAGCAGAACCTTCCTGCTTGACTGCAGCTTCACCGAAGCCAACTAACATTACTTCTTCTTCAAAAGCTCTGTCACTTGATTCTTGGTCAAAAATTTCAGCATGCTCGTTTTCATAACGAGAATACTCCATACCGAACAGGGCGTTAAGGCCAGGTTCTAGCTCTTTCGCGAGTTGCGCTCTATTAATCGCCATAATACTCTCCTATACGCCTGCAGTTCCAGTACCACCACTCATATCAGTGTTGTTAAGTTTTATAACAAGAACAGAGTTATTAGCCGTAGCGTCATTACTCGGTGTGTCATAAAAATCAATCAACTTCACCTGAAGTGCTGCAGTAGTATTTTTAGAACTTGAATCAATTTCTACACCAGAAATACCCGTAGTGGTAGAACCAGCGCCAAAAACTAGATCACAGTTTTGGTTTAAATCAGCGGCTACTAGATTACTTGCAACTGAGTCTTGCTGAGCAATATATAATTGATCAGGGTCATCAGCGATGAATGCAATTGCATCACTTGCAACAGTTCCGTTAGGGAACGTGTTATTGAATCTAGGTTTGCCTGTAGATGGATCTGTATAGAAACATCCTAAAAAAATACCTCTAATAGGGTCGCCAGCCGTTGCTACCTCAATTGATCCGTCAGCCTTTGGCTTAACGGGGTCTCCTGTAAATAATGCGCTTGCGCCACTTGTAATAGAGTATTTAGTCGTACCAGTTGTTCCACCAGGGGCAGAACCAACTTTAGCTATTGGTCTTAGACCGAAAGCTTGATCTATGTTAGCCATAGTAGTCTCCTAAATTTTTTAGAGACATAATGATCTTACTTATTAAGATTTTTTGCCTCCAAATGTTACTCTGCTTTGCCTTTCCTGATGGATTGGCATAGCTGGATGCTCCTGTTTGTGTAGATCATTTTCAATGGCATCTGTCTTTTGATTTGTAAGATTACGGAAATAATCATCCCTATCCTCTTTCACTTCAATTGGACAGCGCATTAGTAATAATCCGCCTATACCTATGACACCTTTGTATTTGCCGTCAGCGATAGAAGGTAAATCCAATCTATCGGGATACTCATCATGTTTTACAAATTCATATCCACTTCGTAATCTGCCGATAATATTTTTTTCATCAGACATACCACGATATTCCGACCTCACCCACCTGTGGTGAAAACCCTCTGGTGGTTCTGGTGCTTCAAGGTTGCTTGGAGGAACCCATCCCCTCTTTCGTGCATCCTTTTCACGGGTTTCAATCTTGCGCGAGGTTTTGTTTATTTTTGTATCAGTCATTTACGCCTCCTTCACGTGTTTTGCGTACTCTTCAAGTGGCACACCAAGTTTTTTTGCAATAGCTACCTGTGAGGGTGTGAGTTTCACAGTGCGGCGGCCTGTAGCCGATGTTCGTGTAGCCGAGGCAACTTTTTGCCTTGGCTTACTTTTATCCTCAAATTTATGAGGAAACTCTTTTCGGATTCTCCGATCAATCTCAGTATAATACTCTTCTGAGCTAACGTCAAACCCTTCATTTACTAATTCGTCATGATATGACATCGCAGTGTATGTCATAGCTTTATCTTCTCCAAACCACTTATTGTCTTGTGCCCATTCCTGTGCTTTTGGATCTGGTTGAGGCTGAGGAGCAGTTTGAGGTTGATTATTCCATGGTTCTTGAACAGGTTCTTCTTTTTTAACAGATTCCTGTTCTACTTTTCTTTTTCTAAGACTTAAACGCTCTTTTTCAATTGCTAATTGAGCAATTCTTTGTTGAGCTTCCATTTGTTTTTCAACATCACCTTCAGTAACAGCTTGTGTGTAAGCTGTTTTTAATAATTGTTCAGTAGATTGTAAACTTTGTTCATCAGAAGCAACTCTTTCTTTAGATGTCGCTTGAGACATAACATTTAAATTTTTATTTTCTTCTTGAACTTTTTTAGCATATTCAATTGCTGCTTGTTCACGTCTTTCAGCTTCACGCATTTTACGTGTGAGTTTATCAATACGTCTTTTTACAGATTGAGAATACTCTTCAAGCTCTTCTTCTTTTGCTTCTTGTTTAGGTTCTTCTTGAGTTGTTTCTTCAACTTGAACTTCAGGCTCTTTTACCTGTTCTTCGTTTTTATCTTCTTTTAATTCCACTTCGACTGGGTCACCAGAGGTATCTATCGGGACCAATTTGTCATTTTGTGTTTGTACTTGCATAGAGCTCTCCATGTTACATTATGTTAGCTGGCAATATATCTCTCGGATCATCAACGACTGCCAGGATCTCATCTTCGTTAATAATACGCAACTCACCGCCATCAATCTTTACTCTAGATCCAGCATAACGAGTTATTATAACCCAATCACCCTCTTTGCACCAAGGACCATCAGGATATCTCTCTTTGTCTTTATAGCATAAAGAACCAGTCTTTAATACTTTACATATATTTGTTGTTATTTGTGATTCTTCTACTGTTTCATCAGTTAAAATAACACCACCTTTTGTTTTACCTTTTAATTTTAAAGGAAATAAAACTATTCTCCAACCTACGGGTTTTGGAATTTTTTCTAATTCTTTTTTTTCTTTTTGTTTTTCTGCACCATCCCAAACATGTTTGGGTACAATTAATTTAGGTTTAGTCGTCATCTTCTAGCTCCGTTTTCTTCAGCAGGTCCGTGAGTTCCTGTTCAGTTTCTTCAAGACCGCGAAGTTTACCAGTCAAATACCGATATTCGTCCCAATCTTTTACACCATTGTATATAGCTTCTTTTACAGTGTCTTGTCTATCTTTTAGTTGATTTTTAAAGTAAGTAAATAAATTTTCTATTCGCATGATTTCATTTGGTCAGCTAATTTTTTGCAGCGATTTGGAGTTTGTTTATTCCATTTCGAGTCGAGCATCTCGTAGCTCGCGCCTATAAAATTGCTTTCCTGCAGGCATTTCCACATGTTACGGAACTTGGACACGCCTGATTTTCCAAGTTGAAATACCATTTCGGTAATGGTGTGTTGCGCAGTTGTAGGCAAATCTCTTACATCAAACTCTTCCATAAGTTGTCTTGCCAAACCTAATGCTTTTCTTAAATCATTATCAAATACTTCTTGTAGTTCTTCTTTGGTATATGTTTTACCATCTTCAAAATTATCTTCGTGTACTACTTTATGACCCCAGCCTATTGTGCGAAATCCTTCGGTGTCCATGTATACGTGATCTTTAAAACCTTCGGATAGTTTTACTGAACCAGCTAATTCGTCGTATGTCACTTAGTAAGACCCTTTGCCTTTTCGAAGGTGCGAAGGCCCGATACGCCGAGCATTGAAGTGACTATGGCCAGAAGAGGCCCAGTTTCTATAGCAGGTGGAACAATATCTATACCTGAAAATTTTGCATACCATTCAATACAAGGTGACAATATAAAAGCAAAAAATAAGGCAAGAGCTCCACACCAGCCTATTGCTGGTCGCCAGCCAGCAACGAATACGCTGCGATGGCTGGCTTCCTTTGCATTAACATCTAATTGCTTTTCTGCAAGCTTTTGTTGAATGCGTTGCATTAAAATCTTTTTATCTAATTTCTCTTCTTCTGATGTATGAATCTCGTCGACAACTTTAGCAATGGTTTTTAAGGCTCCGCCTTTACCACCAAGTAATCCACCGAGAACCTGAAACATTATGCTGCTCCGCCTGTCATCCAGCTAATTATCCAGATAACTATAATAGCTACGATAGCCGCCTTGATCCAGTCCTTCATTTTCCACTCTGACCACTCTTTAATGTGTGACCATAGATCTTTTAATAGGTTCATATAACCTCCTTT